AAAGTCTTCATTGAATTCATTATTATTAAGTGCCTCTATTAATCTTTCAATCCTAGAAATTTGTGAATTTGTGTCTAATATATTAGCATCTAACAAATTTTTCTTTTCAATATAGTTATTAATTTCTTGTTGTATTTCGGTATAATCTATAATAAACTCATCTTCCGATATGAGTTCCTTCCTTCGCATATCTCGTAAAACCTTCAATTCTTGGTTTAAATCATCAATCTTTCTTGATAAGGTTTTTAAATCTTGCGAATTATCTTTTTCTTGAATAGTTTCTTTTAGAATAGTTATGGTATCAAATATAAAGCTTTTATCTGTTTCTTTAAGTTTATCATAAACAAATTTAACAAGAGTCATCAATACCTCTTCTTTTGTACTACCCACATCACAATGTTTTTTTCCATATAAGGCGTATCCTTGACATTGCCATGCAACATGTTTTTTGTGCCACACCACTCTTCTAAAACCATTTCCACACTTTCCACATTGGAGCTTTCCACTCCAACAATATTTATTGCTATGCTTTGTTGCTCTACCCGTTTCATTATTTTGCATAGTTCTTCTTCTTTTAATTTCTAATTGTACCAAATCCCATTTGGCAGGTTCAATAATAGCTGGATGGTTATTTCTAAATAAATACTGTCTGACTTCCCCTTTATTCTTTAATCTCTTGTGGCTTAAATAATCAACCGTATAATATTTTTGTTGAAGTAAGTGACCTGCATAGCGTTCATTCTTTAACATATTTAGTATAGTGGTGGCATTCCATCTCTTACTTTTTAAAGGGGTGGGGACTTTCATTTTATCAAGGGTTTTTGCTATTTTAACAGCACCATCTCCATTTAAGTAATTATCAAAAATTAACCTTATAATTTTGGCTTCTTCTTCAATAATAACAATTTTTCCATCTTTAATCTCATAGCCTAGAGCTTTATTATTACCGAACACTTTACCATTTTTAAAAGCTTTATCTATTCCCCAATTAACATTCTCGCTTATTTGTCTTGAACCATCTTGTGCCAAAGAAGCAAGTATAGTAATTAACACTTCCCCAATAGCAGTTAAAGTATTAATGTTTTCATTTTCAAAAAAGACAGCAACATTATACTTTTTAAGAAGTCTTATATAGTTTAGTATGTCAGTGGTATTCCTACCGAATCTTGAAATAGATTTACAAATTATAAGATTCATTTTACCATTCTTTGCATCTGCAATCATCTTCATAAAGCCAGCACGTTTTTTTACAGACGTACCGCTCATGCCTTCATCAGAATATACCCCCACGAACTCCCATTCTGTATTGTTTTGTATAAATTCAGTATAATGTTTAACTTGAGCATCATACGAATTTAGTTGAAGCTCAGAAGAAGTTGAAACACGACAATAAGCACAAGTGAGAAGCTTTCCTTTGAAGGCTGTAGTAATATTTTGCTGTATTTTAGGTTGAATGATTTCCATGCGATATACCTCATTTGTATTTATTTATATAAAGACAAGTTCATTATAAAATAAATGCCACACTATGTCAATGTGGCAAACTCATAATCAATATTATATTTTTTATTTAATTTATGTAGTATTTTATCTTTTTCGTCAAGAGTAATTAAATTTTTTCTATATAGTGAATCAATTAAACTTTTGCTCAAATTAAACTTTAATTTTTCAGACAAATCCAAATACATCACCCCTCTACTATCTTATGTCAATCATAACTTGTCCTATGAAGAATATATGACTTTCACTTATATATTCCATTATTGACTGCCAGCAAATTTACTTCTATAACAATAAATTTTCTATATCAGTCCAGTTATAACATCTATTATATTTTGAATCTTTATTCCACTTATAAATATCTCCATAAATAATTTTAAAATCAGCGTTTGTACTTAGAAGATTACTGTCAACATCATCTATATGAATCCCATTAGACATATTTATAATACTTTTATCTGGTTTATTAACTTCTGTACTAATGAATTCAAAATTTTTAATAAATGGTAAATTTGTATATATCCATTTTGACTTATAATGAATATTCATATAACTGCCAATACTTGTAATATGTAATTCATATTTTTCTGATAGTTTTAGTAACACTTCTTTTGTATTGCCACACATGAATTCTAATTTCTCAAAAAAGTATGGGTCAGCAAACATATTTGTAACATTATTCTTAGCTAATGGGCATTGGTCTGAAAACCCATATTCTTCTACTTCATACCACTTTGCGGGTTTGAAATTAGGGTGGTCTTTATATACAAAGTTATATAAATCACAATATGCCTTAGTTGAATTTACTATTGTATTATCAAAATCAATAAAAATTTGTTTATTCATCTTTCGTCTCCTTTAAATAATGAGGTAAATCATCTAATTCATTTTGACATAATTCTTGATGATGCATAATAGCAATAACATTCCAAGCACAAGCCGCCAAGTGATCTTCGTCTTCCATACCCATAACATATTTAGTAAGATGTCTGAATGCAGAATCTACATATCTTGAATATGGGATACCCTTTTCCCAATTTCTATCTGCATATTTTTTTGAACCTAATTCATACCACTTTGCTATTCTTGTAAGACCAAAAGGTGAGATTAAATCAAACCTTCCCTTCCCCGTAGTTGGCTCTCTAATAGCTTTGCCTTCTCCATATGAAATTCTTTCTCCACCATCATTTATATTATTCATATTCACACTCCTACTCCTGTCAACTTTACGAATTCTGGTAATGTGATTATCCAATCACAAAACTCACGCCATTCTGGAAGTCTATGCATTTTTCGCTGATTATAAATGGTCTTTAATTGCCCATAATTAGTAGTTATTCTTGCAGTTAATTCAAAGCCACAAGGGTTTGAATAAAGCAATCTTAAATAATCGTTTTTGTCATTTGATTGATTATATTTATCTTTTAATTCGTTCATAATAGAAATAATACGACTGTCTACATATTCATTATATTGTTTGGTTAAGTCAAATTTACTAATTCTGTGCATAGTGGACTGAGAAGAAACTATATCAAAAAAATGATACCTCTCTGCTTCTACCCATGCTTTATTTGTAAAAGTTAAATCAAATGCAACTCTTATACCATGAAGAAAGTTATCATGTGCCGAACCTCTAGGTGAATTACCTAACCTAATTGTTGTATCAGTAATTTCATCTGTACATACATCAATGTCTACAGCCATAGGGTATTTAGAAGCCTCGATACTTTCTTTTAGGTCATATACTTTTACTTTAGTTACTTTCATTTTATATATATCTCTCCTATTTGCACTTCTCTTCTAACTCAATTGGATTACTCTTTGTAGCAATCTTTTTATCCTTATGCCACAATATATATTTTCCTAATTTATCCCTTGTAATTATGAATAGCTTTTTCTTCTCTATTACTTGTTCAACAATCTTTTGTCCATGATAGAATTCTTCATTTAGATAATCCATTTCGTTTTCCTCTTTGCCTATAGTGACACTTATTTAAATCTTCTTCAGCAAGAAAATTGAGTGGCTTGTTGAGATATTCACATTTACTAAAACATTTTTGATAACGATAATTTACAACGGGAATATCATCTTTATCTGATAGGTTGATATGTAGATATGAACAAGTAAAACATTTCATACAAGCCACTCCTTTTATATTATTGTTTTGTATCGGTACTTCCCAAACAATTTATTCCACGCTCTGATTCAAATTGTAGTAAATCATCATATGATATTTCCTTTATTTGAACCTTTGGTACTTCTTCCAATGCGAATTGTGCTATTGCTTTAGAATATGGGAATCTAATAAAATCTTCCGTTTTTTCTATGTCTTTAATTGACTTACTAATTTCAACAGGGATATCATTATTATTTTGTAGTGCTACCCAATATTCACCCCTGTACCCTGAGTCAATTTGTCCTGCCATAACAGAAAGATTAACTTTTGTATTTGTTCCACGCTCTCTAAATGCAATTCTATAACAAGGATTAAATGCACTTGCTATTCCTGTAGGGATAAGTCTAACCGCATGTGCAGGTATTACAACCTCATTTTCTTCAAAGCAAGGAAATAAATCATAGCAGCCATCTTCTTCTCTTTTGTCGGGTATTCTTGCCCCTTCTCTTACTTTTGCAAAATAAACAATGTCTTTAATCATACCTTCTTCCACCTCTCTATGATAACTTTTTCTAATAAAATCCTTCAAACTAAATCCCTCTTTCTTTTACAAATATTTTACCTATTTTTATATTATTATTTATTACTGTCCAATAATCCGTTTTACCCCATATTTTATTAGGGGAACTAAGACTATCTAAAAACCAAAATTCTGTATCTGATACCCATTCTATGTACCCTTGCCTAATAATTTTTCTATTATCTTTTGTAATATGTTGAATTGTAACTAGATTATCTAATCCTTCTATATTCATTTATTTAATACCTCTTTAGTTAATTCCCACAGACAATCACATAATTCTTCTTGCTCTGAAAAGCCATAATAGTTTTCTACGTACCACTTACCGTTTGGTTTTAGGTTTAATACGAATTTTAATGGTAA